AAAATCATTAATGTATCTGTACTGCACTACAGGGTGGTAGTTAAAGAAACCGGTCGCTTCTACAGTTTGAGATCTAGAGTAAAGAGCTTTACCAAGTTCTGGAGATACTAAACGTAAAAAGTTATCTGCTGGAGCTAAAATGTACACTAAGAATTTGTAAATATCATTAGCTGCTTCGCTTTTTAAAATTTTCCTAATTATAGCTTCAAAACGAGTAGCATTCTTTTTACCTACTGCTTTTTGTACAATATCAGCACTGCCTTGGACCCAATTATCAATATCTTTAGACTCGGTAACCGATATACCTACATTCTCTCTATTAAGACCTCGTTTAACTGCTTCTATTACCCCAAAAGCATAATCGTTAAATACTGGATTTGTGTCAAGCCTACCTTTTTGAAATTCTCTTACGGTATTAAATAAAACGCGCACTTTTCTTGCTAAGGCGGTAAAGTAAGAACGTACAGTTTTTTTATTTCTATTTTCTAAACCTACAAACTCCCTTCGTAATTCCATAAGGGTTTTAGGTAATTGTTCTTTCCAAATAGTATTATCTTGAGTATGTGTTATTTTTCTATTACCTGTATCTAACAAAGCTTTTCTATGGTCAACATTTTGTTCTAAAGAAGCCCTAATTAAATCTTTCATTAACTTAAGATTAGTAGCTCTATTTTCTTTTAAGAAACCTTTAATTTTTACATTACCAGTTCCCCAACGTGGGTTGTTGTAAATTTTTTCATCAAACTTGCCTGACTTAAGAGTCTGATAAGCATGCTCAACACTTTGAAACTGAACACCAGTATTTTCATTAGTAGGTTTAGAAAACCTTGAAAATGTTTTTCTATCATACTTTTCTCCGCCCTCTACTACTCCAGTAACTCTAAATCTAAATGGACGTGCCTTAAGATTACTTAAGTCGGTATTTTGATTTGCGCCAGCATAAATATTTACAGGTGTTCTTTCTATGGCAATTTCTCTAGGTAAATTCTCTTTAACTGTTCCTTCTTGTTCTAATAAAAATGCGCTTGCTTTATCTGCATACCACTCTTCAAATGGAAACTCTCTGCTTTCATAGTTATATCCAGGTTCGTCTTGTATTTCTCTACGCAATAACTCTACAGAATCCTCTAGGTAAGCTTGGTACAAAACTTCTCCTTTTTTAAAATCTGCTTCGGTAACCCCAAGTTCTTCTGCAATGGCTCTGGACTCCTTGTCTATGAACTCTTGGTCTCCAGTAGCGTTATAAAATTGAAATCTACCAAGTCCAAGTCTTGCACTCTCAAACTTAAATAATACATGCCCTAGTTCATGTGCAAGTGCATAAGTCATAAAAGTATTTTTAGCAGCATTTTGGACAAGTGGGTCTTGAGTTTCTAATTGATTTTCTATAAAAGCAGAATCTGGATTAAGAACTACAAACGCATATTTAGGTAATCCTGCAAGTGGCCCGTCGTCATGCATTACACTCAAAACAGATGCAGGTTGGCCCGCAGCTCTGTTATCGTTCTGCATTTTCCTAATTATTACATTTAAAGGTCTACCTAACCAATCTTTTAGGTCGGTTGGAAAATTAACTTCGTCATCTATACCTAAAACGAACACTTTTGTCGTTACTCCAAAACCTTTCATTTTTTTAGATAGCTCACTAATAAGACGTTCACCAGAACTATCGCCTACATCTTTAGTAAATTTTGGGTCTTTAATATCAAAAATATTTGCAATCCCTTGGCTTACTTTTATTTCTCCCAACTCCATGTCTATTGCGTCTGGATCGGTTTCAAATAGAGTATTAAATACAGGTGTTCCTTTGTACGCTGCGTCTTCTTGCCCTTTAAGTTTTACAGGAGGTTGCGCTAGGATTATTCCTTGTGCTAACTGCGGAAAAATATCCATTAGCATTTTGTTACCTAAATCTGTTTGTTCTACAGTATCTCCTATACTTTCCAAAGGAACTCTACGAGGTTTCTCCATGTTATAAAGAGAAGCTCTTGAACCTGCGCCGTTTAAAACTTCTATATTGTTATCTCTTATAAAGTTGGTTATTGTCGCTGCTGAAGTTCCGGGACTAACAATTAAAAAAGGTTTACCAAGTTCTTCAGCAAACTTAACGGTTAGTTGAGAGCCGCGGCCGAGTGACCCATCTTCTTTAGTCAAAATAATAGTACCGTCAGAATCTTCAACGTTTTTTCTAGTTCTTCCTCGATAATCTAATCCTTGCCCTTCTGCTACATTAAACTGAATATCTAAAGAAAGACTTACTCCACCTTCTACTTGAAAACCTTCTGGAGCAGTACCACCAGTTTCTAAACCCATCGCTTTTGCCATATAAAGAAAGAACTGGTCAGCACCAACTTGCCCACCTGATATTATTCTTTTTAATGGTGTTTTTGCATTTAATCTATCTAAAGTACTTTGTTCTGCTGCTGTTAAAGTTTTACCGTCTTGTACTTTCTTCAATAAAGCTGCTTGTTTTTTTCGATCCTTTCTAGGTTGTTCCTCTTTTTCTAGTCTTAAACGCATTTTTTGTTGCTCTTCCGCTGCTTGCGCTTGTCTTTGTAAACTTACAGGGTCTCTTTCCAAAGACGAATCAATTGGGGGTGGAGACAACCTAGCACTTTCAAACCTTGCATCCCCTCGTAAACTCACTTCGTTTGGAGTTAAAGGATAACGTTTTTCTTTTTGTGCAGGAGTTCCCGGTAAAACTAAATCTTTAGATTTTGTTACAAAAATTTTCTTACCATCTTTATATTGAGGTACTGAATATCTAATTGGAGGAAATCCAATAGTTTTTTGTGGGGGTTGCGCTCCTAAAGGACCTTGAAAATCTTGGTCCTCCCCGACAGCTTCTCTCATAGCTTGATCTTCACCGAGAGGTTTTTCTACATCTACTTTGTTGAAATCTCCAAACTCGGTGTTCAACTCATATTGTAAATTGTTGTACTCGTACTCTAACGTTTTTAACTGTTTACCGATTGATTCCTGTCGTTTAATTAAACTTTCACGTTCTTTTTCGGATATACCACGATTGTTTATTTGAGTGTTTAAATTTGCGTATAGTTGGCTAATCGGCGCTATCTCTGCTTCTAAGTCTGCTAACTTATCCAACATGCTGGTTAAACTTTTAATACCCCTTGTAGGTATGGTAAATAAAGACTCACTACCACCTTCTTCTATATATCTTTTACGAGCTAGACTATTAGCAAGAGCGTTTATGTCAGCTTTATCAACATATATTCCAACTGTAGTAGCAAACCCTATTCCACCTAGTTCTTGTTTTACATCTTTTAAAATATCTAAGTATTTTTGAAGTTCTAAGGAACTTACCTCTCTCGCTTCTATCGATCCAGTTAAAGAAAATTGTTGTAGTTCAAGTGGACTAAGTAATTGTGCAGGTTTACTTGGGTCTATTCTTCTATAAAACATCGGTACATCTGCCAAATTTTGACCTTCGGTGCTTATGAGTTTTGTTTCATTAGTCATTGGCGAGTAGAGGTCTTCCTTCATAACCACTTCAAACCCATACTTTTTAAGCTCCGCAAAAATTTCGGGCACCATAGTTGCCAAAGCAATGTTATAAGCTCTAGTTCTATTACCTCCTACACTTTCCAAAAGCTCTTCTATACTCATATTAAAATCTTGTTTTATTTGAGGGAAGATTTTTACTGCTTGAGTTAATAAAGTGTATAAATTGACAGACACATCATTTCCAGCAAAATTAACTTCTTTATCTCCGTACCCTAGAGTGGCACCCGCTTCTGCATTTCTAACTCTTATTTTAAAATAAGAACTAGCCTGTGATACTTCACCACCACCTGTTGTAGATAAAAATTTAAAACCTTCTATAACTGCCGTTTCAACTAAATCCAAAGCTTTAGCTTCTACAGTTTGTGATTCAAAAGTACCAAAAACATAAGCATTGGCATCGTCGGGATCTTGGATAATTGTTAAATCAGGTCCAATATTTGGGTCTGTACCAGCTCGGCTATCTCGTTGCCTAAAGTATTCTCTTAATAAACTTCTACTATACGTCTGCATTCTAGGAGAATTTATATCTGTAATTCCTAACTCTGTTCTTTCTTGTTCAGTAAGAGAGTCAAGATACCTTTGACGTAAATCTATTAACTCTTGGTCTTCAGTAGAAAACTCTCCTGTTTCTTCATTTACTTTTGGTTGGTAAGTTGTTTTTTTATATTTTCTAGCATCAGTTCTTACAACTTTTCCCTTTGTTTTTTTATCTCCACCTTTTTTTAATTTATCTAATCTTCTTTTTTGAGAAAGGGTCAACCCCCCTTCTTTTTCAAGTTTTTTTAATTGTTGTAGTTCCGTTTCAGCACGTAGCAGTACTTCGGGTTGTGCAGTTAATCTAGCGTCTTCTAATTGAGCACCAAACAACCCTCCGCTCTGCTGTTCTGATAATCTTTCAAGAACCTCTTCAATTGGTTCACCTGTTTTTTGCGATTCTTCTTGAGCTAGTTTATATACTTCAAAAGGACTTAACCCAGACAAAGCAGCAGAATCTCCTTCATTATTATCAAACGCTTCTGTTACATCTATCTCATCTAAAGATGGCTCATCTTCAAAGTTCATATTATTTATATCTAAGTCAGCTGTCGCAAATACTCTTACGTTAGCTCCCGGATATTTATCTTGGAGTTTAGTTCTTTCTTCTTGTATTTGAAATTGATTAACTTCTTTGGTGGCAATAATACGCCCATCAGCATTAAAAACTTTAATTGTGTGAGTAGCATTGTCTACTACATCACTAAGTTCTTCACCATCCAAAGCTTCAATTACTGCATCTCTAAACGCTACATTTCTTCTTGTTTTTTCTTCATCACTTATGACATTTGCGTCGTCAGCCGAAATATTTGCTTGGAATAAATTATTAGCTTTCTTCATCGCCTCTGGAGTACCAACTACTACTCCACCTTTATACGGTACAGCTACAGTCCTATCTCCAAAATTTACCTCTGGGTACATATCTTGATAAGTCTCAACTCTCGATTGGGGTAGAAATATAACTTGTTTTGGAGATCCAACTTCAGCTTGGACTGTTTCAATAGTTTTTTCTAAAGCATCAGTATTACCCGCTTCATTTATTATTTGTGCTTGGTAATCGACAGCATCAGCTTTACCTCTTGCCAGAGCATCGGTAGCTTTACTTATAATTGGGCTTACTGCCCCTCCGACTGCCCCTCGAGCACCTCCAGCAAAAAATCCAGCAAAAGCAGCTTCAGCTAACCTTAACTTAGCTTCTTCATTAGTATACGTAGGGTCAATCGCAAACCTTTGGGCTATACCTAAACCTTCTTGGCCTACCTCAGTAACACCTTCAACGGCACCTGACGCAATAAAACCTTTTCCTATCTCTCTGATAGCAGAAGAGAAAATATTCTTTTTTGGTCCAGAATATAAATCTAAAAAGGCTTGTTCTTTTTCAGTTAGTTCTTTTTTATTAATTTTCTTTTGAAAAATAGCGTAAGCCTTTTTTTCATTTTTTGTTAAGTTCTGTACTCCAAAAGTTTGTGCTTTTCTATCTAAAGCAACTAAAGGACTTTTTTTCAAAGAGGCTTTTAAAAAAGCATTAGCAAAAATAGTTTCAGAGGCAGTGCCTAATACTGCCTGTGGAATACCTAATAATGCTGCCTGTGCCGCTTCAGCAGGAGTTAACTCTATACCGGCTTCTTGGAATTCAGAGGCGGACTGAGAGCTACCTACCACGTATTCTTGACCAAACGCTCCTGTAATACCACCACGTTTTGCCCATTTTGCATACCCAAGGCCTTCGTGTATCAATACTGCTTCTTCCGGAGTAAGTTTAAGACCTTTGTCTTTTTTCTTAATTGCCTCTTTTAACAACAGGTCTAGAGGTTTTTTAGTAAAAGTCCTAGCCCCAAATTTTGCTAACATACCAACACCAGCCCCAGCTAAACCGGAACTAAGTGAACTTACCATCATAGGAGTAAATTGACCTAAAGCTTTTGTTACTTGAGTAAAAAAACCACCAAGAGTAGGTTCTTCAAGAAAATCTTCAAAGGGTTGTATTTGATTTAACAGGTCGCCTGATATAGCATCGTAAGTTTCTGCAATCTCTAAATTCTTTTGAGCTGCTTCATCAAAACCAAATAACATTTGGCCGAGTCCCTGAAATCTATTAATATCAGCTGATAACTGAGCACCACCACCACGTACAGCTGTACTAAAAATCTCACCGGTAGTTTGAGGAGAAGCATCTATGTCTTCACGTAACGGAGTATCAATAGGAGATACACGCTCCGATTCTTGTCGGAGTAGCTCTTTATCAACTCTTTCTTCTTGTGCCGCAACCTCTTCAGGAGTCCCAAAAATTGCGTCTGCTAAATTATCAGACATGTCTACCTGTTCTTCGAAGGTTGTTTTCTGTTTGCCCTATCACCTGCAGCAACAAATGCATTTATAAATTCTGGAGAGAACTGTCCCCTCATCTCGTTTATAGTTATCACTGTATCACCAACTCTTAATCCTGTAATTTTTCCATTTATGTCACGTTCTGCTATTGCGTCTACTTCGTTACCAAAAAGTTTAAACTGTCCGCCTTCAGCAAAAGTAAGAGTAGTAATTTCATCCCAAAGACTTGGTTCTACACTTGCAGCAAATTCTTTTAAGGTATTAATAACTTCTTGTCCATAAGCTGTCCTCATAGCCACTTGTTGTGCCGCGTTACCCAGACCCATTTGCGCCTTCATGTTAGCTAAAGCTTTAGTAGCCTCTTGCCATTTTATTTCAGGGCTTTTAAGCTTATCGGTACGGTACTCTTTGTTAATATCTCTTAACTCGGAATATGCATCGGAGAAAGGTTGAGAAAACTCAAACTCTGGGATTGAAGATCTTAGGGATGCTTCTATGTTCGCCGCATCCTTAGCATTCGCTGCTCCTTTACTATTAAATAAACCAGTTGTTGCGTATTCACCAATACTAATATCTTTTAGAAAACCATATATAGGAGCGTCAGATCTTGCTGTAGCAAGAGCAGCCATAATATATTGTTGTGCAAGGTCTCTGTTTCTTTCAGTTGTACTAAGTTGTCTAAGGTCTCCAGCCGTATCTGTTAGCTCTTTTGTTAAAAGCGCTTGTTGTTTTTCTGAAATATTAATTGTGCTTACTAGCTTTCTAATACCCTCAATATCGTTGTTCTCCGCAAGAACTTTAAACTCTGCTAAATTTTCTTTTGATATAACATCATTTAAGGTAGCTTTAGCTGCATTACTTAAATTATTACCAACAAGCCTTTTTGTATCTAATTTTCCATCAACACTATATTTAGTAGCAAACTCTTGTGGGCTTAAACTTTCAAAGTCTGCTTTAATTTCAGGGTCTTTGAACATAGCATTTATGTTTTTTAAATTTGTTCCTGTATTAAAGAACTCTCTATAGTTTCTATTATTTTTAATTACTGTTCTAGCTTGTTCTGTATCAAGACCTGCACCACCGGGTTGAATTTCCGCTAATTTAGTCTCAACTAAAGTAGAAATATTTTTTGTAGACATTTCTCCAATAAGGGCAAATGCTTCTTTCTTTTGAGGCTCGCTAAGACTATTCCACTGTGCTTCAGTAAAAAGCGATTCTACGTCATTTATAGTAAAGTCTTTTCCTAAAAGCTCTTTTCTTACTCTATCTGCCTTTTGGGCATACTGAGTAGCAGTAAGTGCAGTATTATCAGCAGAAGCACCAAAAAAAGAAAGGCCCGTCGCTATATCGTACGGACTTTGTAAAGAAGCAGGTCGAGAAAGTTCTCCAGTCAAATACCCTTTTGCTTTTCTTAAGTTCTCTATTAAAGCCGCTCCTTTTAAATTTTCGCCGTCTACTAAAAAGCCCTTTTTACTGAATTTGTTAGGGTCGACTTCAAGAACCTGACCAGACTCCATAAATTTTGAAAAGGCTTCCTCATAGTCCTCTGTACCTTCGCTAATCTGCCTCCACTGTTGAGTTACAGAATCTGTACCGGCGCCAAGGGTATTGATTGATACCGCATCCGCTTCAGCTGCTTTTTCTCTTTCTGCTTCAGAATATTTAGCACCTATTTCATCTATAATTTCTAAAGTTCTTTGTCTACTTACACTAGGGTTGGCAGCATCTTGATAAAGATTAGATAAGTCTGAAGGGTCTAAATTTAAACTTCTTAGTTTATTAATTAAGTTCCTACCTAACGCAGACCCAGGTGACATCGATTCTAAATTTGCAACTTTTACATCATAGGCTGCGGTTATATCACCAGAGGTAATTAGGCCCTCTAAAGATTGACCCCCATCCCTTTCATTTGCTCCATCAGAGGTAACAGCGTTCTCTCTAACTTTAAAAGTTCCACCTTCACCAGGTTCCATGGTTATAACCCTCGGATCAAAATATGCTTCACCATTAATAAATTGTCCAGAATTAAGTAAGTCGGATACACTTATTCTTTTAAAATCTTCATTTCCAGATTGTTTTAAAACCTCTCTAAATAAATCTGGGTGCCTTCTATCTAAAAGGTTATCACTCAATACTGGAGCAATATCTTTCATAAAATCAACGGTTCCGTCTTTTTTACGCTGTTGACGACCTGCATACCAATCACCAAAGTTCATCCCAGTTATATTACTTCTATATCCTTGCGGATCTGCTCCAGTCTTTTGATACTCTTCAAACATTTCTTCTGCAGCTCGATCAGCATCTACAGTAGCAAACATCATTTCTTGCATTTCTGTATCAGTAATATTTCGAGCTTCTTTTGGATTTGTAAAATTTTCAGTACCAAATAGTTGCCCTAGTTTTTCTCCAAAACCTAATTGACTCTGTGGGGTAAAAGAACCGTCTGGATTTAATCTAGCCATTATAACTTCCCGTAATTAACCATTAAGTACCCAGAGCCATGTGTAGTAACCGCCTCTGGTTTTTCATCTACTACCTCTTGTGCAAGAACTCCATATTTAGGTAAGTCCCCGGCACCTAATTTTATAGCTTCTTCGTTCCATTCCCAAGTGTAAACATTGTAGTTACCTTCTTTATGACTAAAGGTAATATCTTTCTTCAAACGTATATCAGAAAAAAATTGTAAAGGGGCACTTATAATATTAGTTAGCATGTTAGTTCTAGCATTTTTATAAGCTGTTCTATCTCTTTCGTATTGCATTCTTCTCGATACTGCGTTTTCTGCGGCAACCCCTAATCCTTGTAAAGAACTCCTATTTAAACCTTGCCCAATATTTATTAAATCACTTAAAACTTTTTGATTTTGATTTAATTGAGATAGTCTAGCTTCATTTAAACCACCCGCTAAATTAATCGCTCCTCCTCTTTGTAAAGCTCTTTGTCTTTCTTCGCTTAAAGCTGCAGTAGATTCAAAACCAAACCTCTCCCTATTTCTTCTACTCACATCCTCTGCAATTCTTTGTTGTTGCGCTATATCCTCTGGGACTGAATCTACTAAACTAGTGTCAGTTCGAGTACGCTGAATTAAATCAGTCTCGAAAGGTTTGAACTCACGTTCATATCTATCAGCCTGCCTTTGCGTAACATCAGCAAAGACTTTATCTGGGTCTTTTACTTCTGCTGCCTTTTTTTCTGAAAGTATTTTTGGAATTTGATAGCGTATATTATACATAATTAAGAAGTCGTTTTATTAAAAGGGTTTTTTGCTCTATACTCCGCACCCTTTCCTTTAGCGTACGCACTACCGATCTTACCTATATTACTCATAATATTGGTTCTTCTACTTAAAGCAGCCGTTGCTCTATTTAAATCTTCTGCTCTAGCTAATTTAGACGCCTGCGCTAACCCACTGCCCGCATCAGCTTGTTGGCCTCTAGCGGTCGCTAAAACCCCAAGTTGTTGGTTAGCCTTTACATCAGAGGCAACTACATTAGCATTTAAGATATTACCAACCGCACCTAAAGCTCTATTTGCTGCAGTGTCCACACCGGAAACCACCCCTAAATTAAGTGGGCCTCCAGTTGTAGCTTGCATAGTGTCAGCTTGCGCACGACCGCGAAGAGTTTTGCGTGTATCTTGTTTTAAAGACTCATCACGCATTTGCCTTAATAAAGGATCATAAGTCTGTTCAAAATACTGTTGATCAGACTTTGCTAAAGCCGCTTGAGTTTTTTCAGTTTCGCTCGGCTTGTACTCTTGAGGTTTTGGACCTTTAACCATTACACTTCCTTTCTATAAACTGTTGTTACCGCTTTAAATCCGTGCTTTTTAGCCGCTCTACTCCATCCAGAACGGTCGGAATGGAACTCCATTCCTGTTATGCTGGTGTTTTGTATTAGACCTTCTAAAAACTCTACACCTGCGCCTACTATATTATACCCGGGTCTGCTATATGCAACCCAAATGTATAATGTTTTTTCTCCTCCAGCATCATCTAAAATTGACACTATAACAAAACCTACATAGTAATCTTTCTCATATACCATGTATAGCTCAGAACTCCCTTTTCGTAGTGCTACGTATACATCAGCAGGTATCCAATCAGCGTCTGCTTTTTGGGTTACTTTTTTAAGATCTGGTTCTATTGTATTGTAAGCAACTTTTACATCCTCTATAGGGATGTATTCAAAAACCTTACCATTAATAGTCCAACTCTTTGCCATAACGTCCATACCTCTTCCTTGGGGATAAACCTGCACCTTTATATTTTACTGTTCTTTTCACACCAATATTACCGCCTCTACCTCTTAATTCTGCATCAGATACCTGAGCTTGAAATAAGTTAAAATAGTCCGCAGCAGCTACTGGGTCTGTCCATTCTTTACTAGGCATTCTTAACAGCCTATAAACAGCACCATAAATAATGCCGTCTCGATAATCATTACTAAAATTAGTGTCTATACTATTAGTAGTTCTACTAGGTTTTAAAGCTACGTTTAACAATAAACCATTTACATTTTTTGCGTTAGGAACTGGTACTAACCAAAAAGTATCCGGTGTTTTTTGTAAGTACACAGTTGGTATACCTGATTTATCTCGCCAATCAGGGTAATTTAACTCTAGACTTCTTGGACTAATTGGGTCTAAATCATTCCCATCATAAGTAGCCCATAATATTTGATGTACATCTGTACCGCTGGGTTGGTCAAACTCATACTCATAAGTCCCTGATATAGTAGTTATTGGGTCTAAATCATGAGTAAAAGCTTTACTTTTTTCACAAAGCTCTATAGTTGCAGAACGTAGTGTAGTTTCTATCAACGAATCAGGACAACCCGGAACGTATGGTAAAACATCTTTAATTAATGAATCAAAACTAGCCATTTATTACTCCTTGGTCAGGTTGCACTGCTTGTTGAACTACTCCACCTCTAGCTAAACTTGAAGAAAATAATTGGTAATGAGCACCAGCACGTTGCTGATTACCAGCAAACTCACCGTCTTTTAGATAAGCTCTGTACAAAACAAAATTAATCAATGCATTTGCAAAGATATCATCCACTTGTATCAAATCAGTGTTTGAACTAATACTAGTAGGATTTTTAGAATACACTAGCTCTACATAAGCATTACCAGAAACTCCGGGGTATACATAAAACACTCTAGGGTCATCTCCATCAAAGATATAGTGTTTAACCTCAGTGCCGTGTGTAGCATCACCAGTTACGGTTGGGTCATGCCAATTTGGTTCTGTACTATTTAAAGCATCTTCTGATACCACCCGGATACTTCTACCGCCGGTAGCGCTTGCAGAGGTGCTTGCAACATTCCTTACTAATTTTACAAGCCTTAGTCCATCAGCTGGTATGGTTTGTTCCGTGCCAGTAACTAACTGTACATTAGAATGTGTGGCAGTAGCATCAGGACGAATATTAGCAACCTCTCTCTGTGCATCACTTAAATAATCAAATAGTTCACCATCGGTCCAACGCACACCAGTGTTGTCCTGAAGCACATTACGTACCCTGGATAATATGTGTTGTGCTTGTAACGTACCAGCCATCTATTTTTCTTCTTCTTTTTTCTCTGTTTTTTTAACGAGTTTTGGCTTTGCTTTAGGTTCAGGCTTTGGCTTAGGTTCTTCTCTTACTTCCTTAGCCCCAGCTTGTATACAAGCATATCCAATATACTCTGGGAATTCTCTTGCTTCTCCTGCGTATAAACGAACAGCATCACCAGTTTTTAGTGATACATATAAGTCTGTTTCTGAGATAACTTTCATAGTCTTTTTTTCTTCCATTTAAAACTCCTGTTTAGTAGAAAGAGGTGGTCCGAAGACCACCTCAATCTTAATTAAAATGCGCAATCTACTCTGATTACACCAAAGTCTTCATTCTGACCAGAAATGTCAGAGTTGTAGACTGGTTTTTTAAGACCCATGATCTTACCGATAGAAATACCGTTTTGGTTTCCATAGTCGAAAGTGTCTTCAACTATTTCAGGCAAACCGATATCTGCCATAGCAAGAGCTTGAGCTCCACAGAATAGGTTAGCAGCGAAGTCAACATCACTACCAGATCCACCTTTTTGAGTACCTGAAGTACCTTGAGATGTGTTTGGTACGTGTCTGAATTCGTGAACCATAACGCCGTCAACCATTAAGCTAGAAGATCCAGCAAATAGTTCGTTGTTTGGTCCTCTGACACCAGCGCTTCTTACGTTTGATAAGAAGTCAGAATCTAGTTTCAGATCAGCCATTACTTGTGGAGTAACAAAAAGATGATACATCTCTTCATTACCATTTCCTCTCATACCTCTAATGTATTGGTCTTTAGCAAATGCTTTCAACTCAACAATAGTGCTGTAAGACATTTTGTCAGCAGCAGCTAAAGCAGAAGTATCACCAGCAACTAAACCATTAGTTGCATCGACTCTTCTGTGTCTGTTAGAAGTAGGAGAAGTTACATCACCATTAAAGGCAAGGTCAGACAAGTTAGCACCTGAACCTAGTACTGGTCTAGTCGCAGCAGAACCACCAATGTTGTTGTTCTTTCTGTTGTAGTCAATACCAGCCAAAGTCAAGAATGCAATTTGGTCTAGTCTGTCCGCCATTGCGTATGCAAGTGCGTCTCTTGAGTGCTCACGGAAGTTGACAACAGATTTTTGATCCGCTAAACGACCAGATAGTCTGTTCGCAAATCTTAATTGATCTAATTGTACAACGATGTCGAATGCTCTTAGTGCTTCTTCATTACCTTCGAGAGTGTTATCACCAACGATACCATCACCAGTCATGTCAGCTAAAAGTGTTAATACAGCTCTAGCTCCTTTTTCTGATTGAGTAAGTTCATTTATTCTCTGAACCATAGCGTTGGGTCCACTACCCGCGAATTGGTTAATGAAGGACATGTTTCGAGCGACTCGCCAAAAATCACGAGACCAGATAGTAAGCTGTTCACTGGTCAACGCGCTGAAATTTGTATTAGCCATTAGGCCCTCCAAATAAAAATTAATAAAATAACCAATCGCTATTTGGGGCGATATCCCGTATACCCTTTATCGTTGGGATACGATACCGTAGGTTTAACGAGCACGACCTCGAACAGTTAACGTCGTTGTAGACGAAAAAACGATTTTTATACTGAACGACCAGTAGTTGGATATCGTTCCAACGGACGAATTCTTTAATACTATACTACTATTTAATCGAAATCACCACGCATTCTGCGTAAAGTTTCTTCCGGTAGTGCACCAAATTCATCATCAGAAAGGGTGTTTATATCTACTACTTTCTTATTTTGAGTAGATTCACCCTTCATTTGAGGCGGTTGTGACTGTGAAGCTTCTACTTTTTTCTTAACTGTAGCTTTTGCTTTTTTCTCTTGTACAGCTTGACTAAGTTTAGGAGCAGGGTCTGATGCTTCTGAACCATCCCCTTGTAATAACTCAGGTTTTTTACTTAAAAGAGTTACTTCAGTAGCTTTTGCTAGAGAGTCAGCAGCTCCATATCCTTGATATATAAAAGCATCTCGTAGTTCCATAACTTCATTAGTTAATTTTTCATCATAAGACTTACTTTTTTCATCAAATACAGGAAACACCTCCATTATTTCAGTAGCCTTTTGGTTTAACTCATGTAGTTCACGATCTTGTTGTACAGTTTGACCCATTTTACTTTGCATTTCGGACATAACCTGTTCTCTTTCAGCAGTTCTTATCTCGTTTCTTAACAAAGCAGCTTTATCAGTCTCGCCCTCTAAAACTAAATCTTGATACTCTTTTTCTTTTGAAACAAAGTCATATTCAGGAGCAGCATCCTCAGCAGGTTTTTCCTCCATGTCTTGAAGTCTTTTTTGCATTTCTTTATTTTTTGCAAGTACTTCGTCAAGACGGGACTTAGGCACCATAGGTGCTTTTGGTTCTTCTACCTGTTCATCTTCCTCCACTGCTTCCACAGGTTGCTCATCATCTGTTGGTACTGGATCTTCGCTTGATTCAACTGGTTGTTCTTCTGTTGCTTCAGTTGTTGTTTCTTCAACTTGCTCCTCTGCAACTTCTTCTGTTGTTTCTTCTGCAACAGATTCTGTTTCTGTTGTTTCTTCTTCTTGAGTTTCTTCAACGGTTTCCTCCTTGGGTTCGTCTTCAAAGTTCATATCTACTTGAAAAGGTTGTACATCCTCTTCAGTTTTTGCATCAGCACCTGGCATTCCGTCAAATACTAATTCTTCTGTTTTTTTATCTTCAGCCATTATCTACCTCCTGATTTCATAGCTTCAACAGCAACTTTAGAAGCTGCTTGGGTTTGGGTTTGGTCTTTCCTCATATCATTTGTTAATGCAGATAACTGCTGACGTAAGGCAAGTTCTTGTTGTTTCATCTCCATCTTAGACTGTATCTCAGCCACTTTAATTTGTGGGTCTGCAGCAGTGCCTTGAGCTTTTGCCATATTGAGTTGAGATTGAGATTGTAAATTCTGTACTTCGGCTTCCATTTTAGCAATCTCAAGTTGAATTTTTTGTATTTCAGCTTGTGCTTGGAAAGCTTGTATTTGAGCCTGTTCTTCTGTCATTGGTTCCATTCCTTGCATTTGACGTATACGTTGTGCAACTTCGCCTTTCTTAGCTAAGTGTGAGTAATCTACAATTAAGTCGTCTGGGATTGGTACACCAACCTGCCTTAAAGAGATTGCTTCAGCAAACTGTACTTCGTCATAATTATCACGAGCCGGCATAGTACCGACCACCACTTTATATTCACCTAAAGTTAAATCATTAATAACATCTCCTTCAGGAGTAACTTGGTTTACTACAATAGGTACTTCCGGCTTCATCGGGTCGTTTTCATCTGTAATCTGTATTAATCTTTCCTCTGTGTAATAAGCCTGAATTAAACGCAACACGTGTTCAGCTAGATATTGTCTAGTCTTTTGTAGATTGTCTAATGGTACTTGAATCATTAGAACACCACGGTTTTGTTTTTGTTGTATTGCAACTCCAGATACTTCTGGAGAGTCTGTACCTAACATAGCGTCACTAATACCACTAATTGTTTTTATATTAGTAGCAGCTTTTTGACCTAATCTGTCTAGGCCGGTGGGAATCTGATTCGGTGGTATCTTCGCAGGGGGAGATGAGCCACGATTATACTCTAATACTAAACCAGTTTCCGCACCGTGTTCTTCTAAATCGTCAGCAGTCATACCATTTAATGACCCCGTTTCTACAATCCAACCACTGTTAGCTGTAGTATTTACGATATGTAATTCTTGTGAACTAATTTTATTTAATTGTTCTTGTGGAGATATTAAGTTTCTTACCATACCAAATGGTCTACCTCTTCTCCAATAAGGAAAGTATGGAATAATTGTGAAACACTCATAAGGAGACCAGTCATCGTGTAAGACAACTTTATCTGCTGTCACAGTCCAACGTACTTTACGGTCTAGTCTAGTAAGTATCTCTAGACCATACTCATCTGCAAATTTCTTTTTCTTTCTTTCACCCCAGTTGCCGGGTACTTGTCGCATATCACCAGTAACAGCATCAACATAATAACTACATTCTTTAAGTTGGTAGTACTGCCTTTCGATTACTCTTACGGCACGCATTTGTCTGTTCTCTTCTGGATTAGTTGTACTGCCTTGGTTGTACTCAACACCGGTGTAGGTATCACCATATCTTGTTTCTTCATACTCTACAGAATCCTGACCCATAGTATTACCGTACTCTGCAGCTACTCTTAACCTGTCAGCTTTGTCAGCACCATATTGTTCTTCAATCTCATCTAAACTCATCCACTTGGTTTCAAATATTTCATTCCAAGTTTTGGGATCATACTCCTTGGCGTCAGGGTCAATCAGAATGTCTAACGGATCCTTGGTACTTACACGCACTTCTCCTTGGATATG